TAATAACTTCTACTGCTGATGCCATGAGGTTTTTAGTTAGTAACTTTTCAGGGTTGGAAGCACACATGGCAGATCGTTATTATCAGGTATTAGTAGATGATTATGAAATAGGAGAAGAAGATATACATAATCCAATAGGACAATCAGATATTAGTATTGTTCCTGTTATCACTGGTGCAGGTGGTGCTGGCAGAGCTTTGCGAGGAGCAGCAATGATTGGATTAGCATTTGCTACTGGAGGATCAACTTTAGCTTTAGGGGCAGGTGTCTTTACAGGAGGTGTAGGAATTTCTGCAATAGTCGGGAATGTAGGTATTGGTCTTGCTCTCATGGGTGTAAGTGAAATGTTATTTCCTTTGCCCGAACCACAAGAGTTTAGTAATGAGCAAGATCCTAGAATATCATTTAGTTTTTCTGGGGTGCAAAATACATCAAGAGCAGGAACTAGCCACCCAATCGTTTACGGGGAAATAGTAACTGGATCGGTTGTAATCTCAGCAGGAATCGACACTAATCAGGTATCAGCATGACGGATAAAATCATTAGAGGAGCAGGTGGTCCTCCCTCAACTCCACCTCCCCCTACTAGAGCACCAGATACATTAAATAGCAGACAGTTTGCTTCAATACAGGATCTTATTTCTGAAGGAGAGATAGAGGGTTTTGCCACTCCATCAAAAGCAGGGTTAACAAAAGGAACTACAGCTTATAACAATGCTGCATTAAAAGATATATTTTTAAATAACACTCCTGTTTTAAATGCCAATGCAAATAACGCAAGCCCACAAACAGCAGATTTTAATTTTCAAAATGTAGAGTTCACACCTCGTTTTGGAACGTCAAACCAAGAACATATTCCAGGTATTGAAAGCAGTCAATCAACAACTGCTGTTGGAGTTACAGTTACAAATTCTTCTCCTGTCACTCGTCAGATAACAAATACTGCTGTTGATGCTGCAAAAGTTACGATTACATTTCCGCAGCTACAGAAGGCTACAGATCAAGGTGATTTATTAGGTTCTTCTGTCAATCTAAAAATACAAGTTCAATATAATAGTGGTGGTTTTACAGATGTAATAGATGACACGATTACAGGTAGAACTGCTGATGCATACCAAAAAGAATATCGTGTTTCCTTTACAGGTTCTTTTCCTGTTGATATTAGAGTTGTAAGAGTCACAGCAGATAGCACAGAATCAAATCTTGTTGATGCTTTTACTTGGACAAGTATCAGTGAAATTGTTGACGATAAACAAAGATATTTAAACAGTGCCTACACAAATCTAAGAATAGATTCTGAACAATTCAGTTCAATACCAAAAAGAGCTTTTCGTATTCGTGGTGTAAAAGTAAGAATTCCAGGTGCAGGTGCTTCTAGTTCTGGCACTCCCACTGTAGATTTACAGACAGGAAGAATAATTTATCCCAGTGGTTACATATTTAACGGCACAATGGGTGCTGCTCAATGGTGCTCTTGTCCTGCCTTAATATTGCTTGATCTCCTTACTACTGAAAGGTATGGATTTGGAACGCATATCACAGACAGCAATTTAGACTTATTCAGTTTTATTGCTGCCAGTAAGTATGCTAATGAGTTAGTAGATGATGGTTTTGGAGGGCAAGAAGCTAGATTCAGTTGCAATGTAAATATACAGGGATCAACAGAAGCATTTACTTTGATAAATGAATTAGCAGGAGTGATGAGATGTTTCCCTATTTGGTCTGAGGGTTCTGTCACTATCTCACAGGATAGACCTACCGATCCAAGCTATCTGTTCAGCTTGGCAAATGTAGGCGAAGGTGGGTTTAGTTACTCAGGCAGCAGTTTAAAACAAAGACATACAGTAATAAATGTCAGTTATTTCAATATAGATAGCAGAGAAATAGATTATGAGGTTGTAGAAGATACCACTGCTCAAAATAAGTTAGGGATAATTAAAAAAGATGTAAAAGCATTTGCCTGTACTTCTCGTGGAATGGCACAAAGACTCGGTAAGGCAATACTTTTCAGTGAGCAACAGGAGACAGAAGTGGTTAGTTTTACTACATCAATAGATGCTGGAGCGATTGTAAGACCTGGATCTGTCATCTCTGTCAACGATCCAGTAAGAGGTGGAGAGCGTAGAAGTGGTCGTATAAAATCCGCCACAACTACTGCCATAACAGTAGATAACGTAAAGGATCTTGATACTTTTACAGGTACAAATAAAAAATGCAGTGTTATATTACCTGATGGATCAGTAGAAACAAAAAATATACTCAGCGTTGTCAGTGGTGTTATAACTTTAGATTCTGCTCTGTCTGCAACACCAAATGTGAATAGCATTTGGCTTGTGCAAAGTTCTACGTTAGAAGCACAAACTTTTAGGGTAATAACTGTAGAAGAACAAGATGGTATTAACTTTGCGATAACAGCCCTTACTTACATTGATGGCAAATATGACAACATTGAACAAGGTATAAGTTTACCTGCAAGAAATATTTCATTACTTAATGAACCTAGAAATCCTCCTTCAAATTTACAGGCATCAGAAAGAATTGTTGTTGTAAACGCTCTTGCTGTTACTAAATTAATTTTATCTTGGGTTTCTGTTACAGGTGTTAGTCAATATCTTGTCCAGTATAGATTTAATAATACAAACTGGATAAATGAAATTGTATTTAGACCTGACTTTGAAATATTAAATACTGAGGCTGGAACGTATGAGTTTAGGGTTTTTTCATATAACGCAGCTTTAAAATTGTCACCAACATCGAGTGATATAACTTTTAATGCGGTTGGTAAAACAGCCCCACCTGGTAATGTTCAGAATTTATCTATGGAACCAATTACTAATAAATTGGTAAGACTCAGATGGACAAAAGCTGTAGATCCTGATGTTTTACATGGAGGACGAGTTTATGTCAGACATAGTAATCTGACAGATGGTAGTGGTACTTTTCAAAATTCAGTCGATCTTGTCACTGCGTTAGCTGGTAATACTACAGATGTTATTGTTCCTTCTTTAGAAGGAGAGTATATTCTTAAATTTCAAGATGACCAAGGAAATTTTAGTATTGGAGAAGCTAGTGTAATACAGGATTTACCAGATTTAATTGATACTCAAATCATATTGCAAGACAGAGAAGATTTAGATAGTCCTGCATTTCAAGGAGTAGATACTAACACAACATTTAATAGTACAACTAGTGCTTTACAACTTACAAATCCAGCTACAAATGCGACAGGAGAGTATGCCTTTAAAGATATTTTAGATTTAGGTGCTATATTTTCTCTTGATTTAAAAAGAGTTATACGTTCTGTTGGTTTTAATATAGGAACAGATATTGAGACAATTATTCCCAGTGGTTCTTTATGGGATAATTATGCACTTGATGGTAATTTTGATGGCCCATCAGCAGATGAGGCAAACTGTCAGATACAAGTAGCAACATCACAGACAGCATCAGGCTCATTTGGATCTTTTAATAACTTTGCCAATGGAACTTTTAAAGGTCGTAGATTTAAATTTAAATTAATTTTAGAAACAACAAATGTTTCACAAAATATGAACGTGCAACAAGCAGGTTACACAGCAGAATTTCAATCAAGAACAGAACAGAATTATCAGACAGGAGGTAGTACATCTACCGCACCACAATCTTCTGGCACTTCAGCAAAGGCAGTTACTTTTGGTTCGCCATTCTTTACAGGAGCTACTGGTTTAGGAGGAGCAAATGCGTTTTTACCTACTGTTGGAATAACCATACAAAATGCTCAATCAGGTGATTTCTTCACTATAACTAACGTTTCTGGGACAGGATTTACTGTCAATATTAAAAATGGTTCTAGTTTTGTTGATAGGTCTTTTACTTTTTCTGCTGTAGGATATGGTAAAGGAGTGTAATTAGTAATTCATGTCTCAAGTTTCTGATTATAATATAGCCAATGCGTCAGGTGCTTCTGTAAGAAGCGACCTAAATGCAGTCTTTGATGCAATAAAAACTTTAAATAGCGGTAGTAGTGATCCTAGTAACACATCGGCTTTTATGCCTTATGTCGATACGGCAGATAGTAATAACCTAAAGATAAGAAACGCATCTAATAATGGATTTACAACTGTTGGTTCTGTTGACCAAGCAAATTTAGGTTTATTGCCAAAGGCAGGTGGCACAATGACAGGTCAACTATTAGGTGACGATGGATCGGCTGCTGGTGCTCCCGCATTTTCGTTTGATAATGATACAGATACAGGAATATTTAGGTCAGGAGCAAATACTATGGGTTTTGCAACTGCTGGTGTAGAACGAGTAGGAATAAGTGATTCTGGATTGGATATGAGTAATGGATTGCCAATTAGGTTTCAAGATTCTAGTGGTGCTCCTTTTGTAGCTTTAAAATCCCCTTCTTCTGTAAGCAGTAATGTGACTTTTACATTACCTGGAACAGACGGAACAAATGGTCAAGTACTACAAACCAATGGTTCAGGAGCATTGTCATTTACAACTGTAGCAGGTGTTCCAACTGGTGCCGTTTTTTGCATGGCAGTAGCTACTGTTCCTTCTTCATACCTAGAGTGTAATGGAGCAGCAGTTAGTAGAAATACTTATGCAGCTTTATTTGCTGTTATTGGTACTCAGTATGGTGCAGGAAATGGTAGCACAACATTTAATTTACCTGATTTAAGAGGTGAGTTTGTTAGAGGTTTTGATAACGGTAAAGGCACTGATAGTGGTAGAAGTATTGCTAGTTCTCAATCAGATCAAAATAAAGAACACGATCATGCCGCAACTTCATCTTTTTCTGGTGTAGATCATGACCATCAATACAATATATCTCATGTTACAACTGCTGCCGTACAATTAAGAACTTCTGGTACAGCAGATAATAGGCTAAGTCTAATTGATACTGCTAATCATGGAAATCTACATGGTACTACCGCAGACCAAAGTGCCACAGGAACAGTTTCTACTACTGTTGCTAATGACGGAGGTACAGAAGTTAGACCACGTAATATAGCTATGATGTACGTAATCAAAATTTAATTATGGCTGTCATTCCAGGTACATATAATTTTACTTTGCAAAGGAGATCGGATCATTCGATTCCTTTGTTATTTAAAGACAGCAGTAATAATGCAATAAATTTAACAGGATTTACTGTCGCAGCACAGGTTTGGGAAGAAACACGCACCACAAAATATGCTGATTTCAGTGTTACTTATACCGATAGAACAGCAGGGTCAGTAAAAATTTCTTTAACAGATACGCAAACAGCAACTTTTACTCCTGAAGTTCTTAAATATGATGTTCTTCTTACCAATGGATCGGGTGAAAAAGAGTATTATTTAGAAGGTACTATATTTGTTTCAGAGGGTTATACAGCATGAATAGCGTTCAAATTACTGAACAAAAGAATACAGTCACAGTGAATGAGACTACTAATACTGTTACAGTCACAGAAGGCAGTTCAACAGTAGTCACTGTAACTACTGAAGGCCCGCAGGGAGCAGTTGGCACATCTATAGATTTAAGTAACGCAGTAGATGATTCAGTGCTGTATTTTGATTCAGCAAGTGGTACATTGAAGGCAGATAATACAACTACAAAACTATCATTAGTCTTTGGAGGCAGTTTTTAAATGGCAAATACAATAAGGATTAAAAAAAGAGCAGCGAGTGGTAGTGCTGGAGCACCTTCAACTCTATCTCCTTCAGAATTAGCATTTAATGAAAATGATCTGAAGTTATATTATGGTTTTGGCGATAATGGAGCAACGCCACCAGAAGCCAGTTCAATTATTACTGTTGGTGGATCAGGTGCGTTCTTCAATAAAACAGATACAAGAAATGCAAATATTGTTTTAGCTGGCCCTACCACTGGAAGTGCTGCTGCACCTACATTTAGAAGTTTAGTAGCTGCTGATATTCCAACGCTAACAGCAGCAAAGGTCAGTGACTTTGACACACAGGTAAGAACAAATAGAGTAGATCAGTTAGCAAGTGCAACTAATCCAGTAACAGGTGTAACCCCGACCGCTGATGCTCATTTTGCTACAAAAGGATATGTGGATGGTGTTAGTCAGGGATTAGACATTAAAGACAGTGTTAAGGTTGCTACTACTGCAAATATTACGCTTTCTGGAACGCAAACTATTGATGGTGTTGCGGTTTCTGCTGATGAAAGAGTTTTAGTTAAAAATCAAAGTACAGCAAGTCAGAACGGATTATACCTTTGTAAAGCAAGTACATGGGTAAGAACAGATGATTTAGCTGCTGGTGTCGATGCTGCTGGAATGTTCACCTTTGTTGAACAAGGATCTACAAATGCCGATCAGGGTTTTGTTTGTAGCTCTGACAAAGGATCTGCTGTAGTCGGCACTAATAATTTATCTTACACACAATTTAGTGGTGGTGGAAACTTAACTGCTGGTGATGGTCTAGACAAGTCTGGAAATGAGTTAAGTGTTGATCTTAAAGCTAACGGTGGTTTGGTTGTTGAATCAACTGAATTAGCTGTTGATCTTGCTGCTAGTTCGATTACAGGAACACTTGCTATTAGTGATGGTGGAACGGGTGCTACAAGTGCAAGTGCAGCTAGAACAGCTTTAGGTCTTGCAATCGGTACTAATGTTCAGGCTTATGACGCTGATTTAGATAACTTATCTGGTTGTCAGTCTGGAGCTTCTGCTGCTTTAGCATTATTAACTTCTACTGAGGTAGGAATTTTAGATGGTGCAACTGTAACAACTACTGAGTTAAACATTCTAGATGGTGATACATCTGCAAGTTCGACAACACTTGCAACTGCTGATCGTATGGTTGTTAATGATGCGGGAACAATGAAACAAGTAGCTTTTTCAGATTTGGTGACGTTTTTAGAAGATGGGGCGACATCAGGTTTTGATATTAATGGAGGAACTTTTTGATATATGGCAAATGTTATCAGACATAAAAGAGGTACTTCAACACCATCAGCAAGTGATTTTTCTAATACAGCAGAAATTTTAGTTGATACAAATACTGGCAATATATTTAATAAAACTGATGGTAATGCTGTTGTAAAAGTAAATGGTTTAGCAAACATAGTTGAGGACACAACACCAGAACTTGGTGGTGATTTGAATATGAACTCGAATTTTATATCCAGTGGCATTTTAGGTATAAAAAATACAGGAGCGCAGTCAGAACTTAGATTGTATTGTGAATCCAGTAATGCTCATTACGCATCATTAAAAGCACCCGCACACGCTGATTTTTCTGGTAATCTTACTTATACTCTACCGTCAGGCTATGGTTCCAGTGGACAGGTTTTACAAACTAATGGATCTGGGGGCACTTCTTGGGTCGCTCAATCAGGTGGTAGTTCTACCAGTGATCTAATTGAAATAATGATGTTTACTTAGGAGGTTTAGATGGCATTATCAAAAACAGGATTAGGATTATTTACTTCTTGTAGTGCAAGTTCTACAACTACTGTTTTAACTGTAGCTTCTAGTAAAACAAATTATGTAAGAGGTTTGATATTACATAATACCCATAGTGGAACTGTAAACGTAAAAGGCCATATCGTACCAAATGGCGGCAGTGTAGGGACAGGAAATGTTTTATTAGAGATCAATATAGTTACAAAAGACACTTATTTTTTAGAATTTAACTTTCCAATAATTTTGACCACTAATGGAGATACAATACAAATTGTTGTTGGATCGGGTGGTGCTATAAATGCACTGGTAGTGGGAGACAAGGAATCTTAAATGGGATTTAAAACACAAGACGGTTTTCAATTTACTGGAAGTGGTGATGGTCTTAAATATGTTTCAGGCAAAAGGATATCTTTTTATCTTTCAGAGCAGGGTGATCCAGGGTCAGGTGATGCTGGCGATACTGGAGGAGGAGGTGGTGGTACCTATAACGGAACATCAGGTATCGTTACTACAAATATAGTTCTTGATCTTAACGCAGGGATTAGTAATTCTTATTCTGGCAGTGGTACAGCATGGAATGATGTAAGCGGAAACGGCAATAACTTTACTCTTACAAACGGCCCAACTTATACAAGTAGTGACGGTGGAGCGATAGTATTTGATGGTACGAATGATTATGCTGTATCTCCTAGCGGAGTTAGTTTTTTAAAATTTGGAACTAATGATTATAGCTATGGTGTTTGGGCACAATTTGATTCTTTTGCTCAAAACGCAGCGACTTTAGCTACAAAACAAGATAATACTTTAGGGACTGTTAATACGTCTTGGCAATTGGATTTTCATGGAACATCAGGTGAATTTAGGCACGTTTTCAGACATGGAACTGCTGGACAGAATGTTTTATATACTGGTACTTATGCAAGCACTGGCACTTGGTATTATATTTTCATAGTTAATGACAGATCAGAAGATGAAATGAAATACTATGTAAACGGTTCGTTAATATATACCCATTCAGAAATACGATATGGTACGCAAACAGATGTTGGTAACTTCGATGGGTTTTGGCATATTGGAACGAATAGAGGCGTAAGCACATTTACAGACGGTAAAATTGCTCAAGTTCATGTCTACAAAGGTAAAGCATTAACAGCTAGTGAAGTTCTACAGAACTACAATGCTACTAAATCTACTTACGGTTATTAATAATGTCACGCAAGTATCTAATCATTCAATGCTCAGAACTTAATAAAGTAGATTTTTCTCAAATCTTAGAAACTTCTGCTGAGACTGTAAGAAAATCAATTGACACTACAAAAACATTTTTAAAATGGGATGGTGACACAACACCTGCCTTTGTCAGCAATTTAACAGGAACAGAAGGACCATATACTAAAGATCAGATTATGACTATATTAAATACAGATGCATGGGCATCAGAAGAAGAATCAGAATGAAAGAAATTATAGAAAAACAGATTCTTGAATGGCAACAAGAATTAATTAATCAAAAACAATATATTTTAAAACTTGAAGGGGGGATACAAGCATACCAACTGTTGTTAAAAGAAATAAACAAGACAAAAGAGGTCAAAGAAGACGTAAAAAAGTAGAAAACATATTATCGGTAGGCAAATGATTAATTGTAATAAAGCATTTTAGACCAGATCAAATCGTAGTAACAAAACCTTGAAAAACATTTGAAATCAATTAGTATATAACTTTAATTTTTTTAATTAAATGCTCAAAAAAGTATTAACAATAGCTGCTGTCTCAGCAGTCTCAACGCCAGCCTTTGCGGGTTTCTATGTAAATGTAGAAAACAATGCTGCGTTCTTAGGTAAAGATTATATAGGATCAGGAACCGATCTTCATTTAGGTTATGAAGGTGGCAATGGAACTGCTTCTTACTACCTACAGGGTGGTGCGTTTTTATCTAACCCTGATGGTGGTGACTCAAGCACAAACTTCTCTGGTAAAGTTGGTGGTTCTGTAGCTGCTACAGATAAAGTAGATGTTTACGGTGAGTTCTCTATTGTTACAGATACAACTAATGCTTATGGAACAAAGCTTGGTTTAAAGTACAAGTTCTAAGTATATAACTAAATATGAATA